TTCAGCTACTGGGTCGATTGGAACAGTCACTGTTACAGGTTCAGCGAACGTTAGTGTATCTGGCGTATCAGGTAATTCAGCAGTTGGCAGCGTATCGGTATCAGGCATTGCTAACGTCTCGCTTACAGGTGTATCGTGCACTGGGTCGGTCAGCGATGTCACTGTTACTATTCCCGCTCCTGTTAGTGTTACTGGTGTTGTTGGCACTGGCGCAGTTACCGCTCCTATTGTTTGGGGACTCGTAGATGATGCACAAACACCAAATTGGAGTAGTATTACAGACACGCAATCACCCAGCTGGTCAGGAGTTAGTGATTCGCAAACACCAGATTGGAAAGAGGTAGCTTAAATGCCAAGTTATGACAATGATCTTAGATTAAAATTAATTACCACAGGTGATGAGTCAGGCACGTGGGGTGATAGCACAAATACAAACCTGGGCTTGATAGCTGATTCTTTCGGTTTTGGAACAGAGTCAATTACAACTAATGCTAATACTCACACTTCAACTATTGCTGATGGAGCAGCTGATGAAGCTAGAGCTTTTTACATAAAATATACAGGAGCACTTGATTCTAATTGTACCGTCACGATAGGCCCAAACGACATTAAAAAAACCTGTTTTATAGAAAACGCAACTACTGATTCAGGTTCTTCTGGTCCTTATTCTTTAGTAATTAAACAAGGTTCTGGAACCGAAGTAACTATTCTTAATGGACAAGTTAAGGCTGTTTATTTAGATGGGGGAGGAGCCTCTGCAGCTGTAAACGATGCTTTTCAAGACTTAGCTGTTCCTGATCTATTTGTAGACGATGACTTAACCTTACAATCAGATTCAGCTGTATTGGGTTTTGGAGCCGATAAAGACACTACGCTTACGCATACAGACGGTTCTGGTCTGACGCTAAATTCCACTAACAAACTGATGTTTAATGATGCGAGTCAGTTTATCCAAGGGTCGTCTGCTACGGTTCTGTCTATTGCTGCTACAGATGAGATAGATCTAACGGCAACGGCCATTGATATTAACGGATCTTTAGATGTGAGTGGTGCTATTACTTCTTCATCGGGTGCAACGATAACTGTTTCTGATAACTCTGATACTTTATCTTTAGTCAGCACGGATGCTGATGCAAGCAATGGCCCTATTTTGCGTCTTTACAGAAATTCTAGCACACCTGCAAATAACGACTTTTTAGGCAACATTCAATTTGTAGGTAGAAATAATAACACTCAAGATGTCCAATATGCAGAAGAAGAGGTATACATATTAGATGTTACTGATGGATCAGAAGATGGTCTTTACAATATTAATGTAATTACAGGGGGCACAAATTTATCTTACTTACAGTTAAAGGCTGGCACTGGATCAGTATTTAATGAAGACAGTAATGATATTGACTTCAGAGTGGAGTCAAACGGGGACGCAAATGCCTTCTTTGTCGACGCTGGAAATGACAAAATAGGGGTTTTGACAAACGCTCCTAGTGGACAATTCCATGTTTACAACGGAATGCTCCAAGTCGGATCTAAGACGGGAGACACTTCTGTACAGCAAAACACAAACGCAATAAGAATAGCAGCCGTCCCTAATTCATCTACCGAGTGGGGTGGTCTTCAATGGTATCGTGAATTTAGTGATTATATCGGTGCAGAAATTATTGCTGCGAGAGCAAGTTCTACAGAGTCAGACACGGATTTAATTTTCAAAACGAGCACATCTGCCGCTAACGCTACTGAAAGATTTCGTGTGGCTCATTCTGGAGAAATACAAATTGGAGGGACTACCAATGCAGGGTTTTTAGACTTTGATGGGAATAAATTACAGCTAAACACGCAGCGAAATCCAAACACCGGTACATTCGTAAACACAGGCAAATCTCACGCTTCAATAGTCTTAAATGGATCTGATGGTGGCTCTAAAATACAGTTTTATACAGACGATGGAAATAATACTGTAGCGACAGAAAGAGTAACCATAGATACAGAAGGACGGGTGGGTGTTGGTGACACAACTCCTACCACTGGGTCTCTTGCAGTCGCTGGTGTTTTAGCTTTAGAACCTGGTGGCCCTGTATCTATTGACGCTTCTAACAGCAGACCAAATCTTGCAAGAAACGCAGACGGTGAGCTTCGTATTGCTGCCGGTAAAGATACAAACGGTTTCATTACATTCCATGTAACGCCTAGTGGCAGCACTAATGTCGCGCAAAGATTTAAGATTGCCGACAACATTACTTATTTTGGTAGGTCGGGTACATCTCCGATATTCAGTTTAGTCAACCAAGATACAGAAGACGTTAACACTGGGCGAGAATCATCACTTAGGTTCTCTGGTTTTAGGTCAGGTGGTGAAAGCGTAGATAATTCTCAAATCTCTGGAAACCACGTTGGTAGCGCAGATGATGACAAAGGTGGAATGTTCTTTTATACCAACGGTGGCTCTGGGTTGGGCGAAAGAATGCGGATTACTAATGAAGAAATTATCATTAATGAGGATGGTAACGATCAGAATTTTCGAGTAGAAAGCGATGCAACCGCAGATTGTTTCGTCGTTGATGCCGGAAATGATGTAGTTTTTGTCAAGAACAGTGGAGGTACTTTTGTAGGCAGTACCGCAACATCTATGCACGTTAGGGGTGGCAGCACAGGTTCTACTTCTCCAGTTATGATGATTACTGACGGAGATGCATCTGTTGAAGGCGACTCCACGATCCTTGAGGTTTCTTTCACAGAGGATGGTAGTTTTTCTGAAGCACGTTATATCACGTTCAGAGCGGGAAGCTCTGGGACTCAAGGATCAATTAAGGGAACTGGAGACGGAACTGTTACTTACAGTGCTTCTTCCGATGAAAGACTAAAAGAAAATATAGAAGACACGGCTTCTAAGTGGGATGCCTTAAAAGCTATAAAAGTTAGAGATTTCAACTGGAAAAACTCAGGGAAATTTGACACAGGTTTCATCGCGCAGGAGTTGAACGAACATTGGCCCAATGCTGTGTCTGAAGGGGGAGAGAATTTATCTCACGATCCTTGGTCAGTAGACTACGGAAAGCTCACGCCAATACTTACCAAAGCCTTGCAAGAAGCAATGGAAAAAATAGAAACTTTAGAAGCCGAAGTAGCCAAACTCAAAGGAGAATAAGATGGCAATAACAACAACATGGAGCGTCAGCAACATGACGCACGTTGACGCAGACGGCGGTGTTATCATCGTGTACTGGCAACTCTTAGCAGCTAGTGATGGAGAAGGTGGTGAAACAGCTACCGATGGCGGTAAGCAGCGTTTTGAGTACGATGCGTCAAGCAGTGACTTTATCAAGTACGACGATCTAAAAGAGAGCGATGTTTTAGGTTGGGTCTATGACGCTAACAAAGGGCAAATTTCTGGTGGGCCAGCAGATGAGACAGCGGATGAATACAAAGCGAGAATAGAGGCTGAAAGGACAGCTAAGGTTCAAGCACAGATTGATCGGGCTGCTGCACAATCAGAAGGAGTGCCTTGGTAATGGAAGAGAAAAAAGAAGCTACCATCTTATTCAACGATAAAAAAATTCCAATGTCTCAGTTGAGCTTTCAGACTCAGCGGAATATGCAAAGGCTAAGTCAGTTGCAAAATACGATTCCTCAATTGCAAGAACAGTTAGCAGAGGCACAGGTTTTGTTGCAGGACTATAGCTCTAAAGTTAATGCTGCATTAGAAGAAGCAGCATCGAGACAAGATGATCAAGTAGTTGAAACTTCTGAAGGGAAGCCTTGGGAAAATGAGGCAACTCACTGATAAGTGCAACACTGTTAGGCGTCCTAGTGGTAATACCATACTTGGTTCTTGCTTGGATGTGGTGATATGAGTGAGGAAGGTAAGGAAGCACTTCAAGAAATACATACGCATGAAAGGGAGTGTGCCCTTAGATATGAAAGAATCGAAGAAAGATTAGCCGATGGTTCAAGGCGGTTTGACCGTATAGAGCGTATGCTTTGGGGAGTAATAATTTTAATTATCGGGAGCCTATTGGTTCCTCAATTTTTAGGAGCGTAACATGAGTGATACAAACACTATAAAAGTTCCAACATGGGCGTTGCCTATAGCAGCAGCTGCTTTGTCTGGAGCGATTGCATGGGGTTCGATGCAGGCAAGAGCAGAGGCTACAGATGCAGAAGTTCAAAGGATTGAGCAAGCTGTAAAAAAGACAGCGGAGCAAGCAGTAGCCAACGGCCAACTGTCGGCAGTCAATCAAACACAGATCAAAGCGGTGGTGGACAGTCTAAGTCAACAGCAGGAAACACTGAAAGCGACAGACGAGAAACTGGCTCAGCTGATCCAGATAATGTTGCAGAAACAGTAAGGTTAGATTACGATCCCGAAGACCCTGATCGGTTTTGCGACCTGAGAGAGTGGAATAAATTAAAACTCGTAAACCCTCCGGCAAAACGCCACCAAGTCGCAAAGAATTGGTTGAAGTTTAACTACCAACAATGTGGTTATGGGGCAATGATTTACGTGAGAAACTCAATGCCAAGAGTGTTAGGTACAGCCCATCAAGTTGATGTAGATGTATTGACATGGGAGCTTGTTGCCCCTCAAGCTGAAAGAACTCAGGCAATCAAGAAGAAGCGTAGATTATGACGCTGATGATATTTGTTTTAGTGCTTTTAACTCCTGGTGGAAGACCAACTGGCACAGAGCTATATTTCCAAGAACTAACTAGTTGCCTCGAATATCGCGATGCGCTTGTTCATCAAAGCGTTCACACTCATAACTGGTTACGCAGTAAGACCAACAAGTTTGATGGTTTTTGTGAGGTGCGTTTGATTCCCTCATCAGAAGCTGGTAAAGGTAAATATATATTTAGAGACCCTGTTAGGAAAAAAGACGATGAGTGAAATACCACCGTTCCCAAACAGTGTAAACGCTGTACAGCAAGTTCCAAAACATCAGATTCAAAAGATTGATATTGAGCGTATGCAGGGTAGAGAAACAAATGCAAAGCAAGAAATTATTACTACGATATATGATGCGAAGGTATACACTCACAAAAACGGTCAACTAAGTTACACCACTCCGAAAGTTACGGGTCAGCACATTTTGGTAACTGTATGAATGCTAAAAAACTAGAACCTAAATCAAGATACGCAGAGTATGATGTAGACGGTGACGGCACCGTTACCGATGAAGAATTAACAAAACATACGGAGATGCTGCAACTTGAACTCCAAGAAGAAAAAGCAGACTCGCAAAGAAGAATGGCCTGGGTTGCTATTGGGAGTATGTGCGTTTTCGCTATTTTGCCTGTTATTCCTTTTATCCCAGCTGATAGACTTAGCACTTTAGCGAGTATAAGTGATATGTTGTTTTTAAGCCAAGCATCTATTGTAGGGCTTTATTTTGGTGCTACAGCTTATATGGCAAAACGATGAGTATATTAGGATCTTTATTAGAACCAGCTACTAAGCTCCTTGATAAAGTTATCGAGGATAAAGATCAGAAAAATGCGTTAGCTCACGAAATCGCTACTATGGCAGAACGCCATGCGCAAGAACTTGCACAAGGTCAGTTAGAAGTAAATAAAGTAGAAGCTGCGTCGAAATCTTTATTCGTGGCAGGATGGCGACCTTGTATCGGTTGGGTCTGTGCAATAGGGCTTTTTTACAATACGATTCTCTCAAATATACTTGGTATATGGGTAGACGTACCAGAAATAGATACTACGCTTCTTGTTCCTGTAATGATGGGCATGCTTGGTTTAGGTGCTATGCGTTCATACGAAAAAGTACAAGGAGTAAGTAGAGAAAAATGAGTCAGTTTAAATACTTCAAACTAGAAGACTTTGATTGCCAAGAAACTGGTGAAAACGAAATGTCTACTGAGTTTATAGAAAGACTCGATGGTTTGCGTAGTGTGTGCGGTTTTCCATTTATTGTTACTTCTGGTTATAGATCTCCTGACCATAGTATTGAAGCTAAAAAAGAAAAACCTGGACAACACGCTCAAGGAATAGCTGCTGATATTAAAGTAATAGGTGGAGTCCAGCGTAGATTATTAGTTGAAAAAGCTCTTCAAATGGGGTTTACAGGGGTGGGGGTAGATAAAAATTTTATCCACGTTGATATACGAACTACAGCTCCTGTGCTTTGGGTGTACTAATGCCTTTAGCAAAATTCATTTTTAATCCTGGGATCAACAAAGAAGGCACTGATTACACTGCAGAGGGAGGTTGGTTCGATGCTAATCTTGTAAGGTTCCGAAAAGGATATCCTGAAAAAATAGGTGGTTGGACTAAATATATAGAATCTTCTTACGAAGGCACTGGTCGTAAACTACACGGTTGGGTTGATTTAGATGGTACAAGATTATTAGGTCTTGGAACTCGAAGTAAAATATATATACAAGCAGGGGCTTCTTATAATGATATAACCCCTATCAGATCTACAACTGGGGCGGGTGATGTAACATTCGCTGCAACTAACGGCTCAAGCACACTTGTTGTTACAGACACTGCACACGGGGCAAAACAAGGAGATTTTGTTACTTTTTCTAGTGCAGCAACTTTAGGTGGTAATATTACCGCTGCTGTACTAAACCAAGAATACGAAATAAATTTAGTAACAGCATCAAACACTTACGAAATTACTGCAAAAGATACTTCAGGCACAACAGTAACTGCTAACGCTAGTGATAGTGGTAATGGAGGCGGTTCTACTGTAGGTGTGTATCAAATAAATGTAGGGCTAGATGTTTTTGTTGAAGGAACGGGTTGGGGTGTAAATGCTTGGGGAGAAGATACTTGGGGTTCTACCTCTTCTCTTGGAGCTGCTAATCAATTACGTCTGTGGTCAATGGATAATTTTGGTGAGGACTTAATATCTAATCCAAGATCAGGATCAATTTATTACTGGGATAAAACCAGTGGCTTAAATACTAGAGCAGTTCCTTTAACGTCTTTAACAGGGGCTAATAAAGCACCGACTAAAGGATTACAGGTTATCGTGTCTGATGTAGATAGACACGTTTTAGTATTAGGAGCAGATCCGATTAGCGGAGGTTCACGAAGCGGAACTATTGATCCATTATTAGTTGCTTTTTCAGATCAAGAAAATGCTGCTGAGTGGGAGCCGTTGGCTACTAATACTGCAGGTTCTTTACGATGCTCGGCTGGTTCAGAAATTATTGGTGGGATAAGAGCTAGACAAGAAACATTAATATGGACAGACGTAGCTTTATATAGTTTACAGTTTATTGGTCCTCCGAATACTTTTGGTTTAAATCTAGTAAATGAAGGGGTGAGTTTAATTGCACCTAATGCAGCGATTAATTCACCTCAAGGTATTTTCTGGATGGATAAAAAAGGTTTCTATAACTACACAGGAGCTGTTAATCCGTTACCGTGTAGTGTTCACGCCCACGTGTTTGACGATATAAACGAAGGTCAGGCTTTCCAAGTATTTGCATTTTTAAATAAACAATTTAATGAGGTAGGATGGTTTTATTGTTCTGCTGATTCTACGTCAGTGAATAGATATGTTGTTTATAACTATGTGGAGCAAGTATGGAGCATAGGTCAACTATCACGAACGGCATGGCTAGATGAAGGAATTACTGCGTTCCCTAGAGCAGCTGGTAAATCTGGATCAACGCACTTTTTATACCAGCATGAAACGGGTCATGATGATGACGGTTCTCCTATGGATAACGTCTTTATTGAATCTGCTGACTTCGATATTGGTGATGGCGAAGAGTTTCAGTTTATTAGAAGGATGATTCCTGATGTTAAATTTACTGGAACAGGGGGCACTAGCCAACAGTTAAACGTTGTTCTTAAACAACGAAATTTTCCAGGGGAATCTCTAAGCACTGACCAAACTAGTACTTTTACCGCCTCAACTACTAAAATAGATATGCGGGGTAGAGCTAGACAAGCTACGTTACGATTTGAGTCAGACGATGATGCAGACTCAGCTATTAGGTTAGGAGTAGGTTTTAGAATCGGTGGTACACGATTAGACATAAGACCTAACGGAAAACGATGAGTAAATTATTACAAGGCACGTTACCGTTTTCTCAAGGAGAAACTGTTCGTTCAGAGACTTATAATAAAAGTGTTCGTTTGTTGGAGCTTAGTTTATCAGCAGTAGACCCTGATGCTACCCCACAGTTTACTAGTGCTCGAAGAGATGAATTAAATTTCCAAGCAGGGTCTATAATTTGGAATACTACAGAGGAGGTTCTTCAGGTATATTTAGGCAATTCTTGGCAGAATATTTCGACGCCAAGCACGTCTGGACTGAGCGCAACAGGGAGCGTGGGCACAGTTCAAGTCATAAATAATGGCAACATAGTAGTGGCGTTATGAGTGTAAAAAAGACGAAGAAAAAGCCTAAAGTTCCTGCAAAATATTTAGCTGGTCTTTCTTCAAAAGAAAAAGCAAAACGAAAGAAAGAAATAGCTAAGAACAAAAAGAAAGCGATGGACGATCCTACTGCTTATAAATTTTCTACTGATAAGAAAAAAGGTAAGCGTAGGAAAACTATAGAGTCTAAATATACTCGTAGATTTAGAGAGAGGTTTGGGACAAAAGCATGAGTCTTTCAGCAAAAACTAAAAAAGCACTTTCTAATAAAGCTGATGCAGCTCGTAAAAAAGGTAAAAAAGTTACAGCTGGTCAACTTGCTAGAGTATATAAACGAGGATTAGCAGCTTATAAAACAGGGCATCGTCCTGGAGCTTCTCAACATCAATGGGCCATGGCTCGTGTAAATTCTGTTCTTACAGGTGGTAAAGCAGCTACTGTTGATAAAGATATTATGAAAGGTAAAAAAGCTGCTGGTAAAACTAAAGCTAAACCTAAAGCTAAGAAAACAAAGAAAGCATGAGCAGTATTTTCACTGATAAACAGCGTGAGTCTCTTATGGAGGCGATGACTAACCCTGAGTCTAACGCTCGTAAGATGATAGAACAAAACCAAGAGATAGGTATCTCTCCTGATATTACTACTGAAATATTAAATAAATATGCGACTTACGGTGCTAATACAGGTATCGGTGAATTAGGTGGTGATAAATTAGTTGA